AACGGGCTTTTCTTAATCTTTGTGCCGCAGGTATTCTTCTTACAGTATTACCTACGATACGATAACCTTTAATACCTGACCGTCTGCGATTCTTTTGAACTACAATACGACCTTTGGCATTTCTTCTAATTCTACGGCGAACTCTTGTAATTCTTCCCATTTTGACGAGATTAGGATTTCTTTTCTCATCAAGTTGTTCTTCTACTTCTTCAAATAAATCTGCCTCAACATATCGTTTTGCTTCAGCAAGTCTCTTTGAAGTAATTTCATTTAGACGATTCTGTAATGCGTTTCTTGCTTCGTCTAATTTACCTTCTAAAATAAAATCTATAAAATTCATTTTGCTTTACTGAAAGCAAAAGATGCTACTTTGGCAAGATGCTCTGGTGATTTATGCACCATGTCAGCCAACTTCTTTTTGTTTTCATCATTTACTGCTTTATGAACCTGTGTGATTGCAGACGCAGTAAAGTGGTCAATCTTTTTTGTTTGACCATTAGCAAACTTAACCGTGCTTGCTTGTTTGCCAGCAACAATCTTATGCAATTGATCCATTACTGCTTCTTCAATCTGTGTTTCTTCTGCCTGTAAAGGAGAATCAACTCCTTTGCCATAAGGTATTGTAAAGTATTTGTCTAACTTCTGATTGTAATACAAAGCAACTTTTGTTTTATTTGGATACATACGAATTGCTTTTCGTTTCAACATCAAAACAAAAGGCGGATCATTAGGTATGTCTTCTGTTGCTTCTTCAATCTCAAATTCTTCTTTGACCTCATCACCAACTTTAATACGATGGGCTCTTACTTTACGACCAGAAGAACCAATCTTGTAATCGGCAGTATCTAATTCTGCCTCATCTAATTCTACATCTTCACGAACAGCACGCCGAGTTTGTTGAAAGATTTGTTTGTTGTTCGAAATTAAATCAACCATTTTATTGAAAAGATTTTGAAGAATCATTCTGTCGGCATTATTGAATACCGGTCTGTCTTCTTTCATCTTTTCTAAAATACGATGAATTCTCTGTAACTGTGCTTTGTTTGCAAGACCAGCACGAACAAGCATATCGAACTTTTTGTAGTCCGACTTTTCTTCTTCATTTATTGGTTGTTGCTTAAAGTCTTGTAGTGATTTCATCTTTACTTTCTATAAGAAGCATGAACTGCATCTGTTACTGCTTTTTGATGTTCAGGTGCCAAATGAGGTAATTGTTCTTTGACTTGAGAATGTATTTCTTTTTTACTATCGGTTGCATGACTATTTTCATAGTTGGTATGAATAAAATGTTCTCGTTTACCATTTACATGCAATTTGAAATGTTCTTCGTCAAGGTCAGCATCTCTACCAACAATTTTTACGGATTCAACAAGTTTTTCTACTTCTTCTTTTGATAAACGAGATTTAATCTGTTCTTTTGTTTTTTGAATATCTTCTTGTGTCAGAAGTTCGTCTTCCATTGGTGTATCAGCGGTATCTTGCACCTCAATTTCTTCACCATTGTTGTAAAGAGATTGTGCAATTTCAATCTTTTTTACTTCTAATGCTTCAAAGGCACGGGAAGAAAGAAGGTCATTAATTAAATCTTTTGCATCATTAGCATCGCCAGAAGCAACTTTGTCAATAAATGTTTTTGCGTCCATGGTGGATTCCTTTTGAAATTTGTTTTATCGCCTATTTAGTAGAGAAGAATACCGTTCTACTTCTGCATCAAGCATCGGCGTCATTGAATCTGATGCACCACTCTCTTGCGTATTGTCTTCAGGTGGATAATCTTCTGCCGTCACATTGGCTTGTTCGAATCCAGGTTGTTGAACTGGTTGTCCAATGCCTTGTTCAGATTCTTCTGCCATTTCTTTTTCCATTGCTTCGACTTCATCATCTGATTGTTGAAGCACATTTTTCTTAACCCATTTAGCAGAGAAGTATCTACCAAGATATGGATCAACTGTTGCCAACAATTGCAAACGAGAAGTTAATAACTCTGCATCACGCAGTTCAGTAAAGTTATTGTCTTTCTTGTAATCGTAATAAATTTCTTCTCTAAACTCACGCCATTCTTCTAAGGTACAAATACCTTTGAGAACTAATTGTTTTTCTAATGCATGGTCAAAAATCTGTGAGAATTTATTGCGAAGACGAATAATGAATTTAAGAAACTTAACTTCATCACGGGTCACTTCTGTTGTGCGACCAAGACCAATCATACCACCTTGTTGTGGTTCTAAACGAGAGATTGGTACATTGAGAGATTGTAAAAGTTTCTTTTGAAAGTATTTTACATCTTCTAACTCACCAAGGTTTTGACCAGCAGGCAGAGTTGTGATTTCTGTACCTTTACCACCTTCTCGGCGAGGTAACCAAAAGTCTTCTAGCATCGACATATGTTTGCGGTCATCACGCAGTTCACCTGTATTGGCATCGTAAACCATTTTGTTACGATACTTGACCATGATATCTTTTAGATACTGTTCGGCTTTACCTCTTGGCAAATTACCCACATCGATATAAAAGATTCGGCGTTCTGGTGCCCTCGATATGCGATAAATCACAACGGCATCTTCAATCATTCGTAACTGATTGAGTGGTTTGATTGCCTTGTGAAGATATGAAATGACGAATGTGTTTTTTGCATCCATCAAACCAGAATTGACATTGATGATTGCATCTGGTGCAATTCTTAAACCAGAGTTAACTGATGCACCATAAGATTGTGATGCAGTACCACGGTCAGAATAAACATAGTATTCTGCAATCGATAAGATAATATCGGCACCAGTCTTTGGGTCTTTACCTTTTTTGATTTCTCGTACCTTACGAATCTTACGAGGATCAATGTATCTTAATTCTTGTATACCTGCTTTTGGGTCTCGGTCATCTACTACAACATGATAGTAAATGCGACCATCGATATACCAACGCTTAAACAAGTCATCAGCAAGATTACCAAAGTTAAGTAACTTCAGAATCGTTTCAAATTCTTCACGAATTTTCTTTTTGACTGTCTCTGGTTGTTTGAGTTTATCTACAACGATATCAACTGTTCGACCAGAAACATCGTGTGTGATTGCTTCATTGACAATATCATCGATGGCCTGTTCCAATTCTGGATGATTTGCCATCTCACGATATCTTGTGATAAGTTCTAATTCATTGCGAACGGCACCTTCTAAGTCAACATATGTGCCGTAGTATGCGTTTTGAGTGATGGTAACTGCGCCATCATCAATTGCTTCCGTTGGAAGTGCAAAAGATGGTTGCTCAGGGTCTTGCTTCTGAACAACATCTTTTGAACCTAAGGTGAAACCAAACAGGCGAATGGCCATCAGATATATCTCCATTCTTTATCATTTTGTAATCTATCCCAAATCATTTTATATGTATGTCCTTCAATTTGTTGAGATGCCTCACGAATACTATCAAATATACCAAATGGAGTATAAATGGATTTAGCATTATTGTTTTTACTGCCAGTTTGATTGACCTGGGGTCTTTTGCCACGCATATTCTGTTTGTGTTGTTCTGTTTTTGCAACACCAGTTAATTTTTCTTTTGCTGCTTTAGCAGCTAAAGGTTGAATAATTTTTATGTGTTCTGTTAGGTGTTTAAGATGTTTTTCTCTAACTTTTGGTTTGTGTAAGCTATGTTTAGTTTTTTCACCATGAACTTTTCTATCGACAACAGTATCGCCACCTTGTCCTTCTTCATTACAAAGATTTGCCCACTCCTTGGAATTTATAACATCAAAACTTATAGAGTATTTTTTAGCAACTTCACGGAATTGTTTTTCATCTTCGGTTACAAAGAGACATGTAGTTTTAATATTGTTGCCATATTTTTTTAAGTGCCTTTTCCAATATGTGCCAGAACCTTTGTATTTTTCACACTCAGGAAAGGAAGATGCAACATGCTTACACAAGTATTTTAATCCTGTGTCAACATGTTCTTTGACGAGAAGATATATTGCCATTAACAAATCATCCTAAAAATTGATAGAGGGAAAATTCCCTCTATCTTTACACTACACCGTCTGTTACAGATTCCCACCACTGGTAGGACATCGTTACTGAAAACTCCTCAATCGTATCATTTGAACCCCAATCAACATCAATTGGTGTTAAGTCTGTTGGGAATAGTCCGACAAACTTATACTGTTTAATGTTGTTACCGTTTTTACCAAACTGAGTAACATCACCGTCAACAGTATAACCAAGTGGTGAAAGGGCAGCTGGATTACGAACATTCAGATTGTGCGAATTGATTCCATTCATCCATCTTTCGAAGGCATTACGAACTACGAAATCTTCATCGTTGATTACTGTAATTGTCCAATCTGCAAATGTTCTGTTACCAACAAACTTTAACTCACGGCCAAAGTATTGAACTGGCACAACACCCAGCGTAGCGCCAGGTAATTGTGCAGTTTTACACATGAATGTTAATTTTGTCTGTGCGTTTCCTGGCGCAGAGAACCCAGGAAACGGCATAGAAACTTCAAATAGATTAGGACGGGCACCGTCACCAATCATTTGGCTTCTAAATTCGTTTACATTAAATGCCATTTAATTTTCTCCTGTTTCTCTATTTAGAACTGTCCTACGACTTCATCAAACGAAACGCCTGTTCTAACTGCAACAAAGTTAAGTTGAATGAAGTTAATCGAACGGGCAGGTTTGATGTAAATATCACCAACAAATTCGTTGCGGTCGATAACTTCACCAGTATTGTTTGTTTCATCGCAGACAACACGATAGTCGGTGATGCCACGGCGACCTTGCACATCACGCAAGAATGGTTCAACGAGTGCAACAAACTGAGCACGGGTGAACTGGTCGTTGAATTCAAACAACGAGAATCTTGCGGCACGACTAATTGCCTTTTCAAGCACGATAAACAGTCTGCGAACATTGATGCGGTCGAATGCCGATGGTTTACTCAACATCGTCTTGTCACCAAACAGAACTGTGCCTTCGCCTTGGAAAGAAACAACCGGATTGATGCCTTTGACATACAGGTCATCACGATTTGTTTTCGTTGGATTGTATGCCAGTTTAATTACATTCTTAATGATACCACGATTTAGACCACCAGGTGAGAACCATGGGTCTCTTTCTAAGTCTGTTCTTGCACATAGACCAGCAATATCTCCGTTGAGTGGGACCCAACGGTAAACATCGTTGTATTTGTCGTATTGATACTTCCAGTTACTATCGATGACAGCATAAGAAGAAGAAGTCAGAGTATTGCGATAGGCAACAGTATCAGTAACTTCATCACCTGGATTATTCACAACATCAGCTTTCTCTGGCGACAAGAAGACTAAGCAATCTTTACGAGATTCGCACAAAGAAATGAGGTCAGTTGCAAGTGTTTGGCCGGCAGGACCAGAAATCACTAAAGCGATATCAACAGATTCGGCAGAATCAAAGAAGTCATATGCAGTAACCACATTAGCAGTAGAGATTGTACCATCAACACCACCAGCAAGTGATACTGTCACATTGGAAGTCAGATTTGCGAAACCTGTACCAGATGCAGTCGAGCCCCATGTGGCATTTGCGCCATTCGCATAAGGATGATCCATCCAGTAGATATATTGCGATTGTGCTTCAATCACATTTCTGTAATAGTTTGAGTTGCCACTATCATCTTTGGCATCAGAAGCCTTAGAGACAAACGAATATTTCTCTAAGACAGTACCTTGTGTACCAGTAATCACACCATCTTCGTCAACAACGATGACATGCAATTCGTCATTCGAACCACCTTGACTAGAAGTATAGCTCGATGTGCCTGGGGCTTCTGTAAATTGACTTGCGTATGTCCAAGAGCTGTAAGTGTTAGAGTCGGCAACAGAAACTTTTAACGAGTTTCCGAGTGCGCCGGCATAACGGGCAGCAAATTCGCCATAAGCGTTTGAAGAACCAGTGTAGTAGTTGGCTTCATACGAATCTTCATTGTCGATTAAGACAGCAGTATTTGCAGTAGCGTTTCTTGTTTGTGCAACATTAACAGCACGAACAACTTTTAGATTGTTGGTATATGCAAGAAAGTTTGCGGCAGAGAACCAATGTTCATAATTTGTGCTGCCAGGGTTACCAAATGTTGCTGCGAGGCGAACCTCATCAGAAATGGTAACGACAGTATTCGCAGGTCCCCATGCAAACGGTCCGGCAAATGCGCCAATGGAGGTGGCGACTGAGGGAACGATAGTAGTCAAATCGACTTCTGATACATTCACCCCTGCGGATAATTGAAATGCCATGGATTTCTCCTTTTGTTATCGGGTCAATTTCTTTTTATTTTGTATTTATGTTTTTATAAAATTGAGGATCTATACCCTCTTTCAGTCCACACATCGCCAGAATCTATCAAAACTTCTTCTCTTTTGCCGTCATCAATGAACCCAACAGGTGTAAGGTCTTCTTCTGCTGAAAGATTTTGTTCTTCAATGAGAACTCGGCGTATATCAATATTTGTAGAATCTTTGAAGTATGATTGTGCAGTCAACCAGGCAAAAAGAACAAGACCCATCACTAAGTCATCATTATTACCTTCTTCGGCTGCATATGAATCACGAAAACGAACAAAGGTATTCATTTCAGCAATTGTGTCAAAGTCATTGACTATCAATTTGTCTGATTCTACCAGTGTCTTTAGATTGGCACAACCAATTTTCTTAACTGTTTTGGTTGTTTTAATGCCAAAGTTTGCGGCTCTTTTGAAACCACCTGAAATTGTTTGACCTTTGATGTGATGATGGTCAATTTTATAGATGTTTTCATACTCTAATTCATAATGTAAAATGTCAACTACTTGTTGCCCCACATTGTTTGTTTCAACTAAAATAAATGCCTCATTGTATCTTTTTGCGATACTGTAGACAATTGTTGGAAAAAACAATAGTGGCAACTTATTATTACGATACTTTGCGACTTGTTTGTAAGGAACTTGTGTCACATCTAATATATTGATTGTGTGATAGTCTAAACCCACACCTTCTGAACAATCAACTGTTGCAATATACAAATGGCCTGGTTGTGGATTCTCATACACATCTAAATTATCTATTGAAGAAAATGGATTAAAGAATGCCAATGACCTAAGTTTTGCACCAGAGATAAGTGTTGCAGATGAACCAATGAACTCAGTTTCAAACTCCTGTCGAAACTGTTCTTCGGATGTGTTTCGTATCGTTTCTTCTCGCCACTTTGCATCTCTGCCTGGCACCATTGACCAGTGAACTTCAATTGGTTTATAAGTTGACCGTTTTTCAGTTGCATCGACCCACATCTTGTAGAAGTGATTCAGACCAAATGGCGTAGAAACAATAATAACTTTTGTTGTTTTACCAGAAGAAATCACAGGATAGGTAGAAGTGAAGAAGTCATCTGCCATGTTCTTTGGTACAAATGCAAATTCGTCTAGAAAGATTAAATTGTAAGAACCGCCTCGCACACCAGCAGCTGATGTTGCATAGGCAAATATCTTAGAACCATTTTCTAATTCAATGTTTCTTTTATTCCAAACTATGATGCCTTGTTGCAACCAAAGAGGAAGATGCTCATATGCCTTTTGCAAACGAGACATAATTTCTTGTGCTAGTTGACCTTTGTTTGCAAGAATGGCAATCGTGTAATCGTCTTGGAACAAAACAGACCATAACATATAACCAACTGTCGTGGTTGTTTTACCAACCTGTCGCGGCATTTTGCAGATACAGAAACGATTTTCATGGAAGTCACGAACCATGTCTTCTTGGAATTGCCACATGTCAAAAGGCACAAGACCTTTGTCCACATTGACAATCTTGACATATGTTCGAATGAAATACACCGGATCTTCGGTGCATCGAATAATCTCTTTTAACTGTTCTTCAGTAAAAGAAATCTCAACGCCAACTTTCTTTAGGCGTTCATTTCCTAAGTAACCATCATTTTTCATTTCGTAACTGCTTAATCAATTCAGAAGTTGAACCAATAAAGACTGCCTTATCAACATTGATATTTTGTTGTGTAATTTGTTTTGGTTGTAAATCTTGTTTGCGTTTTTGAATCTCTAGCAAATCTTTGTTCATATCTGCAAGATTCTTTAACATACCTGCGGCAACTTCAAATGCACGAGGATGTTCTGACTGTTTTGCAATCTCAACAATGTGAGATGCAGCATCATTACCTTTGGCAATTAAACTGCGAATGTTTTGTCTGGCAAACTCAGCATCATCTTCAACTGAATCTTTAACTTCAACTATTTCTGTTGTCGTTTCTAATTCAATTGGTTCGATGTTTAGTGCTTCAGAAAGTTTTTCATTTAGATTTTTCATAATAATGTGTTAGGCCATTCTGTGATAGTAGTAGAGAAACCAAACTCATCATCTGGTTCTGCATTCTCTGGCACAGGTTTGGTTACAATTGCTACTGCTTTAAGAGGCGAAATCGATACTGCTGTCACATTGTAAGATGCATTTGTATAGTCACCAACAACAACATCATTTGCCTGTAATAATTGACTGAGTTCTCCTACAATTAGAATACCATTATTACTGTTACTGAAGTAGATAACTTTACCAGTAATTTCATTTGTATCTGTTCGGTCAACACGAATCGTTTCGCCTGTTGTGAAATAGTTGTTGCCATTTGCATAATCAACAGTTACTTGTTGTGCATCACGATTCTGTGTATCTATGTAGATGTTTGTGTTTGCTTGTCCATAACGACCAGAAACAGAACTGTAGGCACCAATTAAACCATTTGGTGTTTTAACAGCAGGCCAGAGAAAACTTTTAACAGTAAATTCTAAGTCCCATGTAATCAGTCGAGTTGTGCCATCTTCTAACGCACCTTCATATTCTGTCGTTGTGTTCACAGAATTGAGAATGATTGGCATGTCATACTTTTGATCCATGTCAGGAATCATATCAACCGTTACAGTAAAGTCTGGTTTGAAAAATGGTAAAATCTGTTCTACGATTTGTGTGCCGTCTTCAGTATTTCTCACATAGATTGTCATTGAGAAATTGAAGTCATAAGGCACAGGAATATATTGTGCGTTCAAACCACCATTGGCATTTTGAGCAAAGTTCTGTAAAAGAGATTGTTGTTTGCGAGATGGGTCATATGCCATGCCAGTTAATTCAAATGACATTCTTGGCACATTAACACCGATTGTTCTGACCAATGTTGGATCAGATGTGATTGCAGTTAAATATCTTTCTTTGGGACCATATGACAATGGCACACGAAAGATTTCTTTTTTAGTAAGACCATCTTTTGTGTATCTTTGTAATTGAATGTCATTGAAGATTGTGCCAAATGCAACGACAATCTTACGAATAGAACGATTATAATATTGTGCGTTACCTAACATTATGGTTCACCAAACGGATTTGTTTCAGAGAAGTCAATGATGCCATTTGATTCTGTCTGTATACGATTGTTGTCAATGATATCTTCGAAGGCATTGTCGAGTGGTGCAAGGTCATCGGCAGTAGAAATTGTCCATACTGCATTTGATGTATTGCCTCTAATTGTACCGCCTGCTGTAAATGTACCAATTGTTCTGAATATTGTGACTTGTGAATTTGGCAAGAAGTCATGCACAACAGCAGTCGCAGTAGCATTTGCAAAGGTATTGGCACTTTGATATACAATCTCATCGTTAACAAATGTGCCTGTGCCACCTGCCTCTAGTGCAACATTTGTCCTTGGATAGTAGTCACGAATCTGGTCATCAATTTCAGATACACCAACTTGTATGATTTCATTTGAGAACACATACATTTTCAACTTCAATGCATACACATATACATTACCACCACGACCACGACCAAGTGTGTAGAACATTGCCTGGTCGTTTTCGTGTTCTACATTTGTGATTTCATAGAGATTACGCAACAGAGGAATGTAAATTAAATCGCCTTCTAATGGTCTCAACTGCGGAACAGTTGCAGCAAATCTACGGCGAGAAACTAAGAATGTTGCTTCATCACGAATCTCTAAACCAAATTTAGAAATGAATTCTCTTTCACCATCCATGCCAGTGACATTTTCTAGGTACATCTCAATTGGATATGCAGTCACATATTGTTTAAGTGTGTCTTCTCCATAGAGATAATCTACTTGGTCTCTTGTTGCTCTAGGAAGATAGAAGATATCCATGCCATAAATTTGCATGGCTTCTATTACCAAATCTTCAACGAGCAGCTGCTCGGAAGTTATCTGGCTAGATGGAAATGGATTAAAATAGACATTGGTTGCCATTCATCTTAACCTGTAAATATCTCACTTGGCAGACTGTTGAAATTAAACATTTGTTCTTCGATTTTGTCCATTTCTTCTCTTGCTTCTTGCATGATACGAACACCATCGAGAGTAACACCACCTGGCATTTGAATGCCACTAAACTTACTTAAATTCGAACCCCACTGGTATTTAATGAGTGCAGTCGCATACTGTTTTAAGAATCGGTCATTCCAAACTTCAGAATTACCTGGTTTGGTCAAAGTACCGTTTGTCACATTAGAAGTAACCGGTGCAATTGTTGTTAGAACAGTTGGCGAAATGATTTGTTTAACTTGTAATTCTTCACCGTCAAGTGTGAAAATGTCACCTTCTAATAATTCTTGGTCAAAAACAGTATTTGTTCCTGTGACTGTATTTGCAGATGTTACGGCAGTGCCAGTACCAGTGAGTATGAGTGTAGTTGGTCGCATTGCACGATAACAATCCATGACAACATAATCGCCAACATTGAAATCTCTTTCCCAATCAACATCTAAGAAGATTTTATTTTGTTTACGATTGAAACGAAACTGTGGAGTACCAGAGAACAACAGATTCAATGTGCGAATATGTTGCATCGTAATTTCATATGACACATACGATACCGATGTGAAGTCATAGAGGTCATGCAATCTCAACTGATATCTGAGGTCAAACATATTGATTGACGAATTTGAATCGTCAAAAGGAAATACACCGGTAACAAATGTAACGGCATCTGGACAATAAATCCAACGGCGATTGATGTCATCTTGTGTGATTTGATGCTTCATATAGATTCTTTCGACACCATCAAAATGATAGTCTTCAAAGAATTGTAAAGCATCGTCAATGCGGTCGCTCACTTGGTCATCATCCACATTTATGTCAATGACTGGCCAACCAAGTCGGCGTTTGCAGTAGTCTACGAATTGTTGTCTTGTTGTTGGTTGTGCCATAGTTGATATTTATCCTAATGCTATAGAGAGTGCAAGAACATCACCTATACTGGCACCTCCTGATGTGTTTGCCGCATTAAAGGCAGCATTGGCATGGTCATATGCTGAAGTGAGAGTTGGTGTGACATTGATTCCACCAGAATTCACTCCACCAATAATAGTTAATACATCTGTGGTTTTATTGTATGTTAGACCAGAATCAGCACCTAAACTACCAGAATCATTGAATTGAACTTCACCATCTAATCCTGCTGGGCCAGTAAAACGCTCTATCGTTTGAACTGTATTTGAAGCCCCACCACGATAAAATAATTTTCCATCGTAGGTATTGATTGCAATTTCGCCATTAGCCAAGCTACTTGGCACATTGCCAGTAACATAACTATGGCGTAATTCAATGATTGTGTTAGACATTAGAACGAGCTACCGTCATTGGCCTTAATTGCAAAGAGGTCAGGTGCGGACTGTTCTTCGTTCTTTTCATCGACTATCTTTTCAGGATTAATTTTTTTCAATTTAGATTGTGGAACAACAGTTTCTAATTTTGCAATATACTCTTTCAAACTTACAATCTCCACATCTTTATCTTGTAATTGTTTTTCTAATCCTAACTTCTTTTTCATCACATCATTTAAGGCACCTTGCAATCTAGTTTTTTCTTCATGTGCTGTATCATACACATTACTTTTTGTTTTTATCAATTCATCATATTTTGCTTGTAATTCTATTTTTGCTTTACCTGTTTCTTCTGCAAGTTTCAATTGCGTTTGAAAAATAAAGTTTTGTTTAATTACAGAAACTATATTATCAAATAAAATTTCTTGGTAAGCATTTGAAAATTCCACACTCATAACGACCCCTTTTCATTGTTTAGAATGTTCCACCTTGCAGGTGTGCGAAAGTTGGAACGCCAGAATTATTAATTGTTAAAACATGTCCTTCTGTTGAAGACGATGCAGTTGTAAATGCACCTGTACCTTGCCCCAACAGAACACCATTGGTTGTAAATGTTCCTGCACCAGTACCTCCTCTTGTAACTCCTAATGTGCCAGAAGTAATTGCAGAAGCATCAATTGCGATTGCAGTAGAGTTGGCAGAACTGATACGACCATTTGCCTCGACACGGAACGCAGGCACAGCAGATGCAGTTCCATAATCGGCGCCCGTGATTGAAATGTTTGTGACATCAGTATTTGCAATAACAGCAGTGCCATTTGCAAGACTAAATGCAGAGTTGGCATATGAACCAGCACTTACTGCCTTCGAATCAGCAGTATTTGCAGCATCAAAGCCTGCATTGGCATGATTGAATGCCGCAGTTGCAGAAATCGATGCACTATTTGCAACTAAGAATGCAGCGTTGGCATAGTTACCTGCAGCAGTACCTGTTGCCTGTGCAGTATTGGCTTGTGTGAATCCTGCATTGGCATGATTGAACGCATTTGTTGTGTAAGTCTCAATGTTTTGACCATTGATGATAACAGTATTTGCTTCGACATTAGTTACAACAGTTGCAAGTGAGAATGACTCTGCATTGACTGTATTGCCTGCGGTTGGTTTTTCTGTACCATCAACTAAGATTCTAAACTTGCCATCATCATGGTCACGATAGACGGCAGTGTATTTTGTGCCGCCAGAAACATATTGACCAAAGAAACCAATGTCTAATCCATCGCCAGCATTGTTGACTGCAAGTTCAAACAGAGAATCTTCAACTGCAATTGTGTGAACATTTTGAACAATTTCTTCACCAGTAACAATGAGGTTACCGGTAATTGTTAAGTCACCAGAAATTGTACCGCCACTATTTGCATCGATAGAATTGTTTGCACGAATGAACGCAGCCGCAGCAGTATCTTGTGCAGTATTGGCTTGGTCAAATCCTGAGTTAGCGTGATTGAATGCAGCATTGGCATGAACGAAACTAGAATTTGCATGAACAAACGCAGAGTTGGCATATGAGCCAGCACTTACGGCTTTACTGTCTGCGGTGTTTGCGGCAGTAAAGGCACCGTTTGCGTAAATGGCAGCTGAGTTTGCAACATGACTTGGTGTGTTGGCTGCAATTGCCGCAGAGTTCGCAACCTCAAAAGCAGCGTTTGCCTGGTCAAATGCAGAGTTTGCTTTAGTAGAATTGTTCGCAGATGCAAATGCCGCATTGGCAGTATCAAAAATTATCTGTTGTTGGTCTATGTAAAACTTACCACCAATTGCAATCGAACCGGTACTGGCTGGAGAACCAATGTAGAAGATATTGCTACTGTAGGAATAAGCAGGCTCTGCAATATTTAACGAAGTCGGTTTATCCGTTACTGTGGAAAATTTTAGTTGAATTACTGTGTTGGCCATCAGAAGGTGCCCCCGGTTATTTGTGATATATCAACAGCCACATTAGATGCTGGTTGTGCTTCAAAATTGTTTGTTGTCGAATTGAAAACTAAAGTATAACCATTTTCTACACCTGTGGTCGAAATACCACCCACTTCACTCAAACTTACATTAGGTTTTGGCGCAAATGTATCCGCCGCAATTGCAGTCTTAGGCGATGACTTAATAATCGCACGACCAATAGAACCTGTCGTGTTAATTCTTGCAATAATCGCCATTTTACTGCGTTACACCTGCTAATACATTCACAATGCCTTCTACGACCCGTGTTTTCGTGCCTTCTGGCGATGTAATCACAAGGTCATACAAATATCTTCCTGGAGTTAAATTTGCAGTATTTGCTGCCGTCATTGACAGCGTAATTTCACCATTTGCAGTACCAGTAATGGTTGCGGTGAAATTATTCGCAGATGTTGAGTAGTAAGATTTGCGAAGTTGAGATGCCGCAGCGTAACCAGAAAGGTTGACTGCGGAACCTTGACTATCTTCTACATTGACTGTTGTTGAAAAAGTCGCATACTGCTCGACATTTATCTCTGTGAAAGCTGCCACAAATAACTCCCGTTTTTATCGCCTATTTAGTCAAAACAAGAGTTGTAAAGCAGAAATGAAAAACCCCGTCTATGCGGGGTTTATTTTATTGGGTTGTGTCCTAAGATTGACTTGATTCATTCTATTCGTTATTTTCTACTAAGTCCCAAGAAGTAGTTTCTTCATTCCATGTGTATCTCTTAGGAGGTTCACCCGTACCCGCATCTTCTGGCATGGCAACAGGCGCATCCCATAGGCAAGTCGTCTCATTCAGCACCCATGAGTTAAAAGGTTTGGGTGGAATAAAGGCATCTCTACCTGCGTCATACGAATAGCCTAGACCAGCGTAGTTCTTACGGAAGGCTTTAGACTGATCGGCAGACGGTTGACCATCAGCACCGTAGTGAACACCGCCACGGGTGTTGTAGGAAGTCCTACGATAGATCCAACCATCATGCGCAAGTTCGTCTTCTCTATTCTCATCGTCATCACGACCAACAGTTACAAAATCAACTATTCCATCTTTAATTCTTGCAAAATGAGCCACTTATATATCTCCTACTTAAATGGTTTACCAGTAATCCAGCTTACTAAACTATATCTTGTTCCCTGCGTAACAGGCTTAACCTCATGCAGCACATATGATGGGAACAAAGCTACAAAGCCCTGTTCTTTTTTCATTATTTCTGCTTTGTCACTTAGATACAAACACAAGTCACCGCCCTTGTAGTCTTCAGGCTCAGAGAGTTGAACGGTGAAAGATAGTTTGCGAATAAGAGTGCCAGGCGCAGAATCTATGTGACGACCATACTTGCCGCCAGGTGCCGTGTATTTGGTGAATTGGAATCCCTCTGTCGCACCAAAGATGTCGAACTGAAAGAACCTGTTGTTCAAGTCCATGATGATGTCAGTCATGCGCCTGTAAGCCCAGTCAAGATTGTCACTTGGGTAGAGCCATGCAATCTCAGACTTGCGTACTTTATCGATATTGCCGCCACGGGTTTGTGCCTGTTTCTGTGTGCGGTCATTACCGATCTCGATGATTCTCTCGCATTCTTCTTTGGTGAAGGCTTTATCCCAGTACGCCCAAGAATGAACAGGATCAAGATTAAACGCCCAAGCAGGGTTAGGTGTCTGCCGTTCTTCTGGGGCCGAGTGCATAGGAATTACTTCAGCAGTTTTCAAGAGAATGTCACCGTTTCGTTGGTTGTAGAAGTAGCCGTTACTGTGTAAATCTTATACCCGCCGCCAGTAGTAGACGATTGCGTTACGCCACCAGAGAATGTTGCGGTCTTGGTGTCTGGGATTTTGATGATGACTACGCCGGAACCTCCACCGCCGCTGTTGACTGTTGCTGCTGGATAAGTAGCAACAGCACCGCCGCCACCGCCTCCAGTATTTACGGTTCCAGGAATTCCAGCCGCAGGAGAAGGGCCACCATTGTTACCTGCCCCACCACCCCCTGTGCCGCCAGGAGCAACAGTACCACCTAATGAAGCACCGCCTCCACCCCCCGCATAATATGTTGAGGAACCAGAAATAGAGTTTGATTTTCCTGCGCCTCCAGTTCCTCCTGCTGTATTTGACCCATTCCCGCCAACGGCATTTGCTCCACCGCCACCAGCAGAGCCGTAATTTGGTGCGGTTGAACCATTACTATTTCCTCCATTGTTTCCTTGTGACGGGCTTCTATAAGGAGTATTTCCAGAACCACCTAAATTATTTGCGGTATCTTGACCACCGCCCCCACCGCCAGAACCTCCAGGTCGCCCTGCTTTTTCTGATGACGGCCCACCCGTAGAACCCCCACCGCCTCCTCCTGAAGCAATAATAGATGCAAACTGAGAACTAGAACCATCATTTCCAACCGCTGAATTTACTACTGCACCACCAGCACCCACAATAACGGGATAAGCCTGACCAGTAACAACCGCCATAGCAACCGCATCAGCAGAGGCTAAATAACCACCAGCACCACCGCCTCCTCCACCTTCGTTGAAATATCTTGCACTACCACCACTCCCACCACCTGCAACAACAAGGTACTCGGCTAAGAAGGCATCGGGATAAAAAGTGACTGTCTCACTTGTAGTAGAAGTGGCTTGCACTTCGTAAATGTTGTAACCAGATACAGAGTAAGAGCGTGTGGCGACACCATCAGAGAAGACTGCCGCCGCAGTATCTGGTACTTTGATAACAACTACACCAGAACCACCAGCACCGCCTGGGCGTGCAGGATCATTATTAGCCGCACCGCCACCGCCTCCACCAGTTAAAGCAGTTCCTGGGGTTGCCGCAACAGATGGGCTATTCATACCCGTTCCACCGCCACCCGCACCACCCGCACCGCCTGGAGAACCTTCAGCACACGAACCACCGCCACCAGCATAATAAGGTGAAGGGCTTATACCTGTAATTGAACTTTGTTTTCCAGCACCACCCGCTATTCCTGGCTGAGATGTTGCGGTTTCACCACCCGCACCACCAGCAGCCCCTGCACCACCACCTGATCCAGAGCCGTAATAAGCACCATTGTCTGTTGATGACCCACCCGCATTTCCATAACCAGTTAAACCACCAGAAGGACTTTGGGTTGATGGCCCTCCAGTTGCGGTTGGAGAATTGTAAGAGGACGCTCCACCGCCAGAACCACCGCTACGACCAGGGCTATTAGCACCTCCTCCCCCACCGCCGCCACCAACAGCAGTTGCAGTTCCAAACACAGAGTTGCTTCCGTCACCTCCAGCACCACTTGTGTCTGCCGCCGCACCAGCACCAACTGTTACTGTGTATGCAGTTCCAAAGGTAGCAGTTAGGCTACCTTCCAAATAACCACCACCGCCTCCACCACCACCTGTGTTTGGCCCAAAACCACCTGCACCACCACCAGCGATGACGAGGAGTTCGACAGAAATACTTGGAAACCTTCCTGGATCACCGCCAGAAGGATATGCAAACCCTATTGGTCTTACTGCAAATCCAGAAGCTCTAGCAGAACCTATAATTAAACCAGAAGCAGATTTTATACTCATTAGGTAATCTCTGAACCAAACATACTAAACGAAATATTTGCTAAATTTGTATTTGCAGCAAAAACTGTGCCTGCATTTCCTGTTAAACCAATTGTCAGAATGATTGTATCAAGTGAAGGTACAAGAACATCTCTTGCAATGAAGTCTTTTGTTCCAGCAGGTGATGCAAAGTCACTCGCAGGCATTACAGCCAAACTGTAAAGGGCATTACTTGCATTCTGATTACATATTGTAATTGTTGACATAACTACTTCTGTTGCCGCTGGAACAACATACACATTTGTTTGTGTATTTGCTGAGGGAGCAATTGCGCCTAGTCGTTTATATGTTTGAGCCATTTTCTTTTACATTCCTGATAACATTAAGATATTTGGTAATGGGGCTGATACTGATACATTTGCAGCAGAAGTAAGACGACCTTGTTGGTTAACTACAATAACTGGTATTTGTTCTTCACCGCCATATGTTCCTGGTGTGACTGCCGTATCTGTAAGTTCTATGTCTGAAATGGAATCAGCAGGAACAGCTGTAACTGTAGCTGTTGTTCTAAATCCTAGATGTTTAACGACAACATTTGAAGATGCATCAGGTGCCTCTGTGAATGTAAGTGTCGTACCTGATACTGAATAGTTCTCTGGTGCAACTTGCAGAACACCATCAACAGAAACAACCAGTGTATTTGCTGATGCAGGTGTCTCAGAAAGAACAAATGTCTGACCAGAACCATTTGCGGTATATTGGTCTACTGTAAATTGCCGAATGTTTTGTGCGAGTTTTTCGTATGTAATCGAACCATCTGGAACAAACGCATAAGTGAATGTACCAGAACCACGATAGATTACATAGATGTTATTTGTGCCTGTTGGTGGTGCCTCTGAAAATGTCAGAGTGTAACCATCGACTGTGTATGCAACTGTTGGTTCTTGACGAACATTTTCAACAATTACATCAATGTCTGTTGGGCTTACAACTTTTCGTGTAAGTGTAAAGGCAGTATTTGCAGAGTCACCACTAAAACGCTCAGCATCTAACTGAGGTACTGGTGCTCTTGTTGGGTCGTATGATGGTGCGACTATACCAATGTATGACATTTACTATGCAATCTCTAAAAGTGAAGCAATCACATCGACTGCATTGTTTGAAGAAACTGTAACTTTTAATTCGTCAGCTGCCTGTAATACAACTTTTTGGTCTCCGCCAATCGGCACAAGAGTTGAACCAGTTAAAATTGGTGCATTTGCGATGATTGCATAATCTACTGAAGACCTACGCAGAAACGCATTAGCCGTTACAGTACCGTTTGATTTGTTCGCAATGGTCAATCCAATGAGTGTAGTCTGAGTGGCACCAGGACAAGTGTATACTGTGTTTCCTGTTGTCTCTACATTGATTGCAACATTACTTCTAAATGTATTAGCCATTTAATATTTTCCTTAGATACTCTATTTATATTATCCTAATGCAATAGCAAATGCTAAAGAATCTGCGGCCGCTGTATTCGCCGCAACAAAAGCCCCATTTGCGTAGATACTTGCACTATTGGCAGTTTCAAAACCACTATTTGCATGGTCATACGAAGAATTTGCATAAACACCAGTTGTATTTTGTGATTCATATGCAGAGTTAGCATGAATGAACGCAGAGTTGGCATACGAACCTGCCGCAGAAGCAAATCCTGAAACTGCCGTAATGTTTGCATAGACGGCGGTATTTGCATCACCAACCATAATTGTGACATTGGATGTTTCAAAGTTACCATATGTTACATAGGCATTATCAAGCGATGTGTTTCCGCCAACAGTCAGAGTGCCATTGATTACAGTATTGCCAGCAACATTTAAGTCATTGAAGCCAATTGAATCGAGTGTAAGATTACCAGTTACAAGTAAATCGCCAGCAATTTCAATACTGGTGTTTACAACATAAGTGTTAGATACGCCACCTTCTCTCAGAGAATTCAAAGAAGAAATGACTGATTGAGATGCAGTCAACCATTGTAAAAAGGTATTAGAAGTGGTTAAATTATTAATTGTGTTTGCCATTATGACTTCCGAAGTGCGGCAATTTCAATAAGTAAATTCTTAATGTCTTGCATCTCTGATTCTATCTTGGCTAAGCGTTCTTTTGTTTCTATTTTTTCTTGTTGTTCTTTTTTCAGAACTTCTCGTTTTGCATAATATTCTTGTAGACCAGCCTTGTCTGTATTTAGAACTGCTTTAGAACTAGTATCCCGAACCAGTTTTTGATGGTCTTTAATTGCTACGATACTCATACTGTTCCCTCAGGTAGAGCGATGGCACGGAAATCTTGCACTTTTGGCACATCAACGGTGGAAGTGCCAGCCAAAACTATCTTAATTGCAAAGGTTCTAAAGTTACGATAAGATGTCGTGCCAGAAGTGTATGAAACTTGATTATTAGCAGTTGCATTTATACCTGGTGCAAAAGTCAATTCACGATAGTCATTTGCATTCAACGAAACAAAATTATTGTTATCTAACTGTGTCATTAACTGATACTCTTTATCATCAAAGTCATCAGTATCAGATGTAGACAACAACTTGTAGTAAACATGAATATTACTGCCTGTTGGTTTATAAGCAGTAATATAAACTCGTAAGTCACCAGAATCAAATCCATCTGCAAGTGTAACACGGCGAGTAATGTAACGAACTTGTGAGTTGCCACCAGATTTTTTATCTTCACCATTGTAAGTCACAACTGCACCAGAACCACCACCAGAGCCTGGGGTAATTGTAAATGTTGGTGATGTTGTATAACCAGAACCACCATTTGTAAGTGTAACAGCATCAATGATACCAGAGCCGTTCACATTTGCAGTTGCAGTTGCGCCAGAACCATTTTCACCAGAAATTGTAACTGTTACATCTGATGAATTAGCATAACCACTACCACCACTTGTAAGAATAATTCCTGTATTTTGCAATGGAAGATTATTGATGATGTTTTCAACCGCAACAAAACCAAATCTTGTCGTATCAATAACTGGTGAAACAGCCGGGTCATCTGTTGCCATTGTAGCCTGAACAGTAAACGAACTATTTGAATTGGCAACAAGAACTCTACGACCAAATCCGTCGTTCATGTCATAATCTTCCAACGGCGTAAATGGTACAAAACCAGTTGAAGAACCAGTGGAATCTATGATAGAATTAAATCTATACACCAGTGAAGTATCAGCAATTACCATATCGCCAATATTGAAATTGATTAAATCTGTAGGTGTATTTGCAACTGGAGCATTTAATTTGAATTGTGTGGTTGCTGGTGTCAATGAGAACTGATTTCTAAACAATCTAAATGTCATATCAGATTGTTGGTCTGGTTCCCATGTAGAACCATTCTGCGATAAGAACAGAGAGCCTTGATATGGTTGTGTAGAAATTTGACGACCAGTAACAATATCTAATGCACCAACTTCTGCAACAAACACTTCATATTTGTTGGAGTTTGCCAAAAGAACAAATGAATGTTCGCCAGGTTGCATGTAAATTGGTGTATCAAAAACAAAGTCAGTATATTTGTTTGGATCATCTAAATCTGGTGCATCTGTTATATTGACTTTATCTGGTGTCATTGTAACTGTTGCAAAAGGATAGATTACTGCATATGACGGATAACCATTGACAACAGGACGAATTTGCAATGTAACTGGTACAACATCGTCTTTTGTTTTGAAGCAGAATCTTACACGATTGACAAACAATCCGTTTGGATAAGCATCAGGTGCAATTAAGAATGTTTGTGCGAGTGGATCAACCCAACCAATATGTCTTCTTTGACCAAGAGTTACAGTTGTTACAACTCTTTCTTCTTGAACAGCAACTCGTTGAATTGTTGGTACTGTTGCGGATACAATTGTTTCTTCAACTGTTTGTAAAATACCTTGTGCAAAGAAAGAAGCATCACCATTGGTAGAAGATGCACCAACATCATTTACATTATTGTCAATCAACCTAAATCGTTTTTCACCAATACGGAATGTAGATGTAGGAATTGTAAACACACCAGCAACATCACCAGCCTGTGTAGTTGTTGGTCGACCAATAGAGTAAATCGAAGTCGTATCTGGAGTTGTAGTCCAATTTGAAGTTATATTTGCTGTTCTTGTAACAGAGTTATAAGAATTCATTGTTCGTTCTTGGCCAGCACCAGTACCAGAAACAATAAAGATTGTATTGCTGTTTGCGGTATTGGCATAGAAAGTTTCATTACTGGAACCAGAGGCGTCGATTCTAAGTGTAATAGAACTTACTGTTGCCGCACTGGCATTACCAGAATAATGGTCGTAACTATCGATGCGAACAGAAGTGCCAGAAGAAGCACCAACAAGATTGGCATTTGCAATATTGAACGAAGTTGATGGGTCAATATTTACAACAAACGCCTCTGTGTTCGATGTCTTAACAATGACGGCAGTACCGTTTGTGGTACTTGTCGCATTATTGATAACACTTACAGTTTCATAGTTACCAGTTGTTGTCTGATAACGAAGATTGTTATTTACCAATCTAAATTTATTTGCACGAGCCGTATATGTTTCGACCAGTGTAGAATCAAAGAATGGGAACAAAGTTGTTAACGGTTTGAAATCAGATGCCGTAAACAACACACCAACACTTCTCATGTATGGTATGATTGAGATGTCTACAACACGGTCACCAAGAGTCTGTGTGATTGTTTCTGGAACAACGGTCGTTGCAACACCTGTTCTTGTTTGTTCTTCTGTTGTTATGATCCGGTCATTTTCAAAAACATCTTCTCGTCTGCCATTGTTAAGACGAAGCCAACCTCTAAACCTAGCTTCCTCAACGGTTGTACCAACATTGTATGTTTGCCAATCACCCCACTCATAGTTCCAAGGTTGACGGTCACCAAGTATTAAATCCCAAGCATCTTTATCACCTTCTAAATTAACAAGAACATCTGGATTACGGTTGGTGTCTATCCAAATATCAGATTTTGGATTTAATTCAATTTTACCAAGATAGTTGACTAAATTAAACGGATTAACATTCACTACTTTGGAAGCAAGATTTTGTGTAATGAAAGGTATGACATTTGTAGAAATTGTGATAAATGCACCGTTCTGTGTATAACCAGAAGAATTTGCAGAATCGAATGTCATTGAATGAGCCGAAATATTAAAAGTTGGCCTCATTTCTCTTTCATTTGGATCAATAGCAGCACGGTATTCATTTTTAGAGACATCTGCAATCGAGTGACCTCTAAAAGAATCAACAATAATACCATTCTTAAATCTTGCTAAATTGGAAGAATCAAGAATTGTTAAATCTTGTTTGCTGAGTGTTTCTTGTTCTAACAGAGAAAGAGAGGTATAATATTCTAAGTTTTCTACTCTCCTTTCAATCTGACCGATATCTCTCATTGTATATCGTTTATTGTTGACATACTGAACTTGTGTATTTGATGAATCTAGAACATAAGGTGGATGCCGCAAAATATAAAGAGTCATTGCGTTGTCTTTATCTTTTGGATCAACAGGCAGTAAAGATGAATTTCCTTTTACGATTTCAAAAGTTCTATTTTTATTCAGAACAACTTTATCATTTCTTGCCAAATAATATTCAAAATCGAGGATAATGTCTGAACCATTTTCTGGTACTTTAGGACCGGTTGTTGTAGAATCTACATCAAAAACAATTGAACTAGCAGTTGCGACAGTAGCATTTGCACGAACTGGCCTAAAGTCCAACGAATCACGCAATTCATATTTTGTTCCGTTTGGCGAATTGTATGCTGGAATATTTTCGTATGCATAACCACCACCAGTATAAGAATCTACGGTGAAGAAACCAGGACCAGAAGAAACAAACTGATTGAATTTGACAACAAGGGGTCCTACTGGCGCAGCAACTCCAGGTAACAATGTGATGTATGCATGGTCATAGTAAGAATCTTTTTGACCATTTACAAGAGCATACCGAGATGTGACATTAATTGCACCTGTCTCAGCAGCAGTAATTGGATTGCCATTGAAATCTAAAACAGAAATCAGATTTACAACATCGGATGTATAAAGAGACTGTGGAGTATCTGGTGTTTTTACAACCGTATTGGCTGCAATTTGAATTTGTCCTTGCGAACCATACAAAGTAATTGCACCGTTACCAAATAAATTAACACCACCAGAAGTTTGAACTGTGGTATTACCTACGACATATGTTTTATTTTTTTGTGTTGGATTGCTCACATCGATTGTTGCAATGATGTTAGCTGTCATGTTGTTTGCATTTGTAATTGTAATCTTACGAGCAACGGTATCAACACTTGTAATTGCAGTTGCCGGAACAGTTTGTCCTACAGCATATGCACCTGTACCTTGTGATGTAACAACAATTTGATAATTTTCAGCACGAGCAGATGATGATGTTGCAGAGGCAATAGATTCACCAGTTCCAACAGTAAGTGCTGGTGATTGTGAAGCAGAAAATGCCTGCGACTCATAAAGTCTACGATAAGAATATGAAATGTCGGAAATAGAACCGTTAGCAATAAATTGGTCGCCTAATGGAAATACCAAAACTTCTGTGCTTGTATCAGTAATAAATGTGTCATCAAATGTAGAAGCCGCATCTTTAGACCTCTCATCAATATTCATTGCGGAAGTGATTGATGTGCCAGTTGAAACGATGACAGCTTTTGCGTCATTGAATTCAAAGTCAATTGCCCAAGTAGATGTGCCTTGGTTCACATTGGCAGTAAACGGCTCTTCAATTTGAACAGTCTGAGTTGTTCCGTTATAATTTGTAATTGTTCTTGGCAATTCACCAACACCTGGACCAGCAGAGATGCGAAGTTTGGCGCCACGATAAGCATTGTCAACTGTCGAATAAAGATTTACTCCATCAAGTGTATTTGCAAGTTGAACATATGATGTGTTTGCAGCAGAAATACTTGCGTTTGTATTTCCACCATTGATTGAACCAACATTTACATCAAACAGAAAAAGTTTATATTCGTAAGATGCAGAGTTGGCAGAATCGGCCGCAGAATCGTATGAAATTGATTTGACTCTTGCAGTACCAATTTTTGTATTTGAAACTGTGCCAGAAGATGTTGTATTGATAGATGCATTTGCAACGCAATGCAAATCTACTGTCTGTAAACTGTTGATTGGAAAAGAACCATGCGGCGTATTTGCAAAAACATAGTAACCATAATCAGCAGTCAATCTTCTATTTACAGCACTATCAGTTTCTCTTGGTTTTTCAAAAGTCAATGTTGTTGGAGAAATTGTCTCAAACTCATAGCCATAAACATAGGCTTTACCAGGCGAAAGAATGACATCTAAGTTTGCAGTATTAGATGCGTCTGTCTCTAAAGCAATTTTGAATGGGCGAACAGTATAGTTGCCAGATTCATCATATGTTCTACGAGCAAGAGTATCTTCTAAAACTGAATAGAGGGGATACTGAACAAATTTTAATAAATTACCATTTTCAAAACGAGCAAGTTCGATGAATTGTGTATCGTCAGTCGAATCTAATGAACGATTCGTAAGAATCATCTGCACTTTATATCGGTCAGCACCAGGTGCCTGATAGTTAGAAGCATTTTGTGCTGGGTCTAAAAGTGATGTATCTGTTGCTGAAGTAACGATTGATTCTGTAATTTCAAAACCAATTCTTGCGTTTCCTGTCAAACTATACTTTGAAATTGCAACAGTTTGTGCATCAACATCAACAAAGAAACCATCGTAATAATAAACGCCATCGTTTACTGAGAATACTTGATTTGTGCCAACAGATGTTGTGTTGGCAAAAACTGGCGCAGAACTAAATGTAAGAATTGTTTCACTACCAGTAAATGTACCAAAGAGTGGTGAAACGATAAGAGTTTTTGGTTCACCCGTACCAGCATCTTCATCATATACTTTAAGAACTTGTGCCTTCTTGGTAGGATTTTGAATGTTGTCAACAATTGTCTGACCAACAAAGCTATTGATGTTTACTGCCGTGCCAGCATAAGAAGAAGACACATTAATGAAAGTTGTATTTTGATAAACTGTTTCACCACCAGTGACAACAGAACCATCTTTGAAAATATGGTCACCAAAACGCTCAACTTGCTTTTGAAGAATTGTTTGGAGTTGTGTTAACTCACGAGCCTGAACAGCAAAACCTGGTTTGAAAAGCATGCGGAGGAATTTTTTATCCGCATCATAGTCGTCATAGTATGGATTTACATTAAAATTTGTATCAAGTGCCATTTATTCAGCCTTAAAAACTTACTGTCAGTTTAATATTTTCTGCCTGACCATCAGCACGGTCAGTTTTAACTGCATTCTCTATGTATAACATGTCTCCAGAGTATGGTTTCAACTCTGGATTTGCAATGCCGGTAACGGTTCTAGAAACACCAGAAGATGCTCCAATGAGTGGCAAACCTGTCTCAAATGTGCCAGTCACTCTTGTTAGACGAGCTTCATTTGATGTTTGAGCATACAGATATCCATATGCAGAAGAATTGTTTGCAGAAGAACCTTGATAAACATATTCATTGAGAGTATAATCTGTTCCTGCCACAATACTTAAATCAGTCGTTTGAGAAATGACTGTGTTGGCATTTGAAACCTCAACTCTACTATTTGCATCATATTTATACGGATTCTGAAGAAGTCCTATCTGCCTGAACGAAGTATCAACAGAAATAAGTCCATTCTCAGTAGAATCTAATTCACCAAATCTCACAACAACCAAAACACTATTTGAGTATAATTCTTCTGCTGGATTGAATGCATGACCAAACTTAGGACCAATGGTGACACGGGTATTTGCACCTGTGCCAGAACCATAAATGAATGCATTGGCACGGGTATATCCAGTACCAATTGTTGTTACATTTACTCTTGCAATATTGGCATTTGCAGCCGTCACATCAATACTGGTGTTTGAAAGAACAGCATTTGCAACCGCACCAACACCATCACCATCAATATAAACACGGGTAGAAATTGTAATGTTATTTGCGTTTCCACCGGCCGCATTTGTTGCCGATGAAAGAGTAATCAAACCATTCGCAATTGCAATGTCTGTAATATAAGAATCTGTTGCAATTCCAGTACCAGAAATGGCCATGTTGGAAAGATTTGCAAGAGTAGGAATACTGAAAATTGCAAGAGTGTTTGCAGTATTTGAAAGACGGATTGTAGATTGTCCTGAAACAAAACCGTCTACACGAATATTAGATGCCTCACGATAATTTGTGCCATTGGCAGTCATTATGATTGTTGTCAATTCTCCAATCACAACACCAGTATCACTCACACCGTAGTCAAGTGCAGTTGTAGAAGTTGGTGCTGGAATCCAAGAATCGTCTAAGAATTTGTTTGACGGTTGAACATTGAACATATACTTCCAAATGAAACCATCGGAAGTTGCAATGTTACCATTTGAAGTTGTATAGTCACCTGTTGGTTCAACAGTTGAGTTGGCACCAGCAGAATTTGAGAGACATTTGTAGACATTTCGTGCCGATGTAATGACATACATCGGTTTCAGATTTAATTCTGTATTTGCAGTAACAAGGTCGATGATGTCAGATGTATCATCATATTGTCTGTATTTGGTGTTGGCAGTCCAGTTAACTCTAGGAACAACCAATTGAACATCGTTGCCTGTGGCTCTTTTACCTGCAAAGATGTTGTCCCATGCTTCTTTTTCTGTATTGATTGTGTCAACAATTGAATCTGGCGATGCCTCATTGGCATACGGCACATTGTTACCAATCGTCACATACAAAACTGGACAGGCATTTGTCGAGGCATTTAGAAGCGCATCTCGCCAAAGTTTTGCAGAATTATAACTAAGTTTTCTTGTATTAATAGATGTAGCCATAAGTATTATTTATGTCAGTATAATGAGTGTCTGGTCGTTTGCAGAGTAAGTAAATGCAGAAGTGACCGAAACATTTGTGTTACTAATGATTGTGTCAATTGTTCGTATTTCACCATTAACCGCAACATTTGAACCAACCGTGAGAATGCCTCGATTGTTTGCAAGAACGAATCTTGTACCAGTTCCAAGAATAAAGGTAGAACCAGAAGAAACATCGACTGTACCAGAAATCGTATTTGAAATTTCATCTTGAACGGTAACAGAAGTATTCGCAGAAGATTGTCTATTCAAATCTGCGTAATTTACAAAACCGGCTGGGTGCATGAGTTCTCTGAGAACTTGTTTGTATCTTGCGAATTGTGTCAACGAAGAAGTCACATAGGCATAGTCAACATAGTAATTTGCACCTTGCAGTTTTCTTTCAGAGTTGGAAATGATAGAATCAGAAGTTGTCCAACGACCTGGTAAGGTAGTATAGACTCCACCCAAAGTAGCATTTGCAACAGCTCTGCCATCACCATAGTTCGTGAGGTCGACTTCTGGAATGTATTGATATCCAATACCACCAGTCAACAGACGAATCGATGTAATAGCACCAGCAATCTGGTCTGCAATTGCTTCTAATGATTCGCCGTCACCCATCAATGAAGTGATTGCAATATTTGCGGCAGAACCACCAGAATCAGTAGAAACTGTAACTGTTGGAAATACATTTTGTGTATAGTTTGTTCCACCTACAAGACCTCTGGCAAATGAACCAATTCTATAGTTATTTGCATATGTTGTTCCATCTGTCCAAGAGAATGCCACATTTACATTTGCAGTAGTTGATGAAGTAACTGCATTGACAAATCTTTCTTGGCTGCGAATAACAATTTTATCACCAACTTGCAATTCGTTTGTAAAGTCTGTACCAGTACCAATAATTTCTACTGTATTGTTTAGAACATTTGCAGTACCAGTAATTCGTGAAGGTTGAATTTCAATTGTCAATACTGCGCCAGAACCATCAACTGTTTTTACTGCAGCAGCTGCACCAATACCACTAGGGTCAGGACCAAAAATAATTTCATCACCAATTGCATAACCAGTACCACCAGAATAGACATCTATTCTTCCAATAGAACGAAAATCTTTAATATCATAGAATGTATTGCCAGCAACATACTTTGCACCTTCAGAATCTAATGATGTGGTATTTACTGAAACATTAGAGAAAAGCACAATGGCATTTGTCATTGGACCTAAATCAGTCACTAATAGGTTTGTGAGCGCATCGACAATTCTTGTATTTGCATTTTCTGTTGGCGCAGCGGGGAAACCATAATCTATTGCATCAATGGTAACATTTTCATAGGGTTGAATAATGTCAATGCCTAGAACATTAAAAGTATTTGCAGTATAGTGACTTGTATTTACTGCATCAACAGCACCAGTAATTACGCCAGGGACACTTGGGTCTGATGTGATAATAGATGCAGTTTTGAAACCTGCACCACCATAGTTGATTATAAATCTATCAGTAAAACCATCAGTAATAGTTTCAACTTCAGCAGTTGCAGGTGTTGTGGCTCCACCGCCAACAACGGTTACTGGATCACCAACATTATAATTTGCACCACCTTCAATTACATTTATTTTTGTAAGAATTGAAAATGTGTCTGCCTCTAATTGTATCAGAACACCATTTGAATCTACAATGTCAGTTGTAATTGTTTCGCCGT